AATATTTGACTGAAACATCGGCTTAGATACGAGTCGTTAATCTTGGACTATTTGTCAAAAAATGGTCCTTGTGTAAATCAAGACATGTCTAGGAATGTCTAGGTTTACTAGTATCTGATAAAACCATTAAATAAATAAACTCTTGTTGTATACGTATTCGATTTGGATATTTCTGAAAAATTACAGACGATGTTTGTCTTGCAAATAATCCATATAATAAACCCAAAGATATTGTTTTAAACGATTCCATTATATATCACATTCATATTTTATTTTTCCAAATAAATTATAAATTTTCTTTGGGTCTTATTTCACTACCTTCACTTTCGGATATAACATCATCTATCCTATCTTGAAACACATCAATTATTTCTTTCATAGTTCCAGAAAACAAATCTTCTTCGAGTAATTTTTTTATTACAGATTCTTTGTATGATAAAAACAATTCATAAGATCTTTGAACTCCAATTGTCACAACTATATTAAATGAAATAATATCGGATTTCGTTTGAATCGTATCAATTAATGATACAAAGTCATTACTAATTTGGTATAACCCTCCGAATTTTTTACCTATATCGCAAACCGTATCCATTTTATTTTTATCTCCCATACCTAATATCCATGAGCACCCAAAACAAGATTCGAATATAATTCCATAAGTTGATTCAACTATCGATAACCATTGTTTTTTTGTCACAGTTTCTATTTTTTCAATAGAACTTTTCAAATATGGAAATCTTTCAATTAAATCTTCTTTGTCTGCTTTTGTAACATCCAAACATTCGCTTCTGAGATTATAAGTACTATCCAAAAGTCCGTTTGGTCCTAATCTAGAAAACAAGAAATCAAACATAGTTTTTCTAAGAGACAATATATCACTTTCATTCAAATATACACCTAAATCATCAAAATTTAAATTAAATGATTGATATGTAGCCATTAGTAGTGATGAACTTAATAATAAATACGATGGTTTTGATCTGTGTAATAATATATTACATCCTATATCTGCAAAATCAATCCCAGAAGCTCCATGATAACAAGGTAGATTAGATTTGTTAATTCTGCTAAGATGATTTGTTATAGTTAAAAAAATAATAGATGGAAATTGATCTCTTTTCGAATATATATCCAATAACATTTTTTTCATTTTTATATTTGTCCACGTTGAAATAAAACTATGGTCTTTTACAAATTTACTTATACTTTCTTGATATTTATCTATCCTTGACATTTATAATAAGGATTTTAATATACACAAAGATATTATTAGAGAATAACTAACTCAATTTATATACTGTTAATTTTATTGTTTTTTTAATAATAAATTTCCTTTATTATGAATATAGATAGGAACAATGGAAAAAATTTTAGACAAAATAAATTCAATAACTTCTTTAGATGAAAAAGTAGAATATCTTTATGAAAATATAATGGAAATTAAAAATGGAATTAAATTATATATTTCCGAGAGTAATAACTTTTTATCAGATAATCCATTAATATTCGAAGAATACAAAAGCAACACAACTGATAAAAAGCTGTCATTCTTTTTTTGTTCAATAATAAAAACAGAAATATATAAAATAATTAATTCAATAAAAGAATTTGAATTATATGAAAAAGACGAAATAGATAATTCGAAAACAGACAGAGTGTATCAAATAATAGTTGCAGACACTGAAATTAAAATTAAAATATTCACATTATTTCTTTTATTTTACGCATTCGAATCAAAAATACGCCATAAAAAAGACAATAAAGATTTAAGTTATTTGGGTATAGATTATGAGTTTAGATTAAGAAAAATTGCATTAATGCAAATGAATTTTGAAAGATCTCCAAAAATGGGCCCACATACAAATTATATATGGATTACATACCCACTAGAATTTTTAGATCATACAAAATCCATATTATTGAGTTATATCATGAGAAATAAACTAATATATAAAATATTACATGGGGCTGATTCTTTAGATTTACCATATATGTACCAAGAGATGTTTGGAGGAGACAAAAATATAATATTGGATTTCACATCTAAAGTTGTCGATACAAGATTCTTATGTGAGTATTATAAATTATCAAAGGATGATGGAAAAGCTTGTAGTATTTATGATGCATTATTATATTTCGGAACAATATCGCAGAATAAATACGACTCATTGGAAAAAACACATGAATATATGGGACCAGTTCAAGATATATCATGGAATGTACATAAAATGAGTTCACATCATTTAAAATATGCGCTTTATGATGTCTTGTTTTTAATGCATTTCTTGTTCGATATATATAAAAAAGCCGGTAAAGATATAAAATGTTATGGTTTACTGAACACAATAACAAGGTTTTCATATTTAGAAAAAAGAGAAGTAACTGATATTGTTAAGCAAATGAAAAAAATTGTTGATCCTATGAATAATTATTTCATATTGGCAAATAATACAAAAAATACATTGATGTCCATTTATACAAATATAATAAATACTGATGTGTTCAAAAATATTAATATAAATTTAAATATATTACTTGGTGTTAACTATTTCAGAACACAAATTATATATTTGATAAAAATGATAGTATATACAGTTATTTCGCAAAATTTTACAATTTACATTAATAAACATAAAAAATCAGATGAAGCATTAAATATAAAAGGAATAATTAATGAAATTTCTGAACTAAAATTTCCTAAATTACTCGTTCTTGTTAAGGAATCGATAATTACAATCCGTAAAGAGATTTTAGATAAATATAAAAAATAAAAATTTAATTTCCTAATGTATAATATAGTATAATGTCTCAAACAACTAAAGTTCCTAATGTTGAACATGTAGAAAAAAGTGTTCACCAAGCAAATAAAAATTTTATGGATGCGGGAAGTGATATCATAAGTGATATAGCCGAAATAGGTGAAGATGTCATTGATTTAGGTGCAGGTGTAGTAGGTACCAGTATAAACGCAACTGTTGACATATTGTCTCCAGTATTTAGATTCGGTGAAGATGCAGTAGAAACAGGCGCGGAAATCGTTGACGATATATTAGATCCGATTGCTGATCTTGATGGTATTTATGAAGATTCGGAAGAAATTAAAAAGAAATATCCAGTTATATATTGGGTACTAGGTTTACTTTTAATATTTATTATGTATCAAAAATTTGTACAAAAGAAAGAATTTTCTGAAATTTTTAATTTTGAGTTTGAATTTTAAATATCAATAAATATAATTTATTTTAACAATAAACAAATTATATATCCATAAGTTCGGATCTTATTACAGGATCATTCAATAATTCTAAAGATTTTTCTAAATCAGCTACTATTTTTTCATCTACTCCATCTGAGAACATTATATAATATTTGGAAATAGCGTCAACATTATAATTTTTGATTTGTTTAATGACAACAGGTTTCGTACATATTCCGGTATTTGATTGAACATAACCGACATATGATGATATTTGAACGATACATCCATACTCATCTATATCGACAGGAAACGGAATAATATTCTTTTTGTCTTTATCTGTTATAATTCTTAACATATCAGTATTCAAACTGAATATTAAATATGCATTTACGAGATTTTTAATTTTCATCCATTTCTCGTCCCAATTTATTATATTTGTTGCTTTCGAATTTAACAAGAGCGGATTGTATTTATTTCTTCCAACTGGAACATCTTTTAATATTTCGATATCGTATTCGGATAAAACCATGTTTAATAAATAAATAATAACAAACAGATAATAAATGATTATATTTTTTCAATTTTTTTAAATTAATAAATTAACCTCTTTTTTTAAATTAATAAATTAACCTCTAATGATGCTCTTGTAAGTGCTGTGTAAATACAACGTTTTGTATCTTCCACTTTAAAATTTTTGAATATATCATCTAAATCGATAAATACTTTACCATATGTTGAACCTTGGCTTTTATGTACGGTTGTACTATATCCGTAATTTACACTTGCAAATGGTTTTATAAATATTTCATACCATCTAATCCATAAATCTTTAATAATAAATCTATCTATCGAAGACGATTGGTCTTTGAACATTTTCTTAAATGAGTCTCTCAATTCACTAATCGCGAATGCAATATTTTTTTTCTCTTTTTCTAATCTAGGAATTTCTTCATCTTTTAAAACATACAATGTATAAACCTCGGGAACTGTATTTTTCACTTGTGCATCTGCAACTTTGTGTACATATAATTTCCAAACTTTATATTTTTTCGAATACATTTTATTTAATTTGGTTATATATTTACTTAATTTTGATAATATGAATTTATTGTTTTTTATTCTATCTACGCATTTTCGCTGATTCATAACAAATGACAAACATCCTTTTACCGTTTCTTCATATTCCGTTACTCTTACTTGCTCAGATGTATAAAATCTAACTCCTTTGTCTGTTTTTGTCTCTTCTTGTGTTGTTTCTTCTAATTCATAAAAATCTTTTAGCATTAATATATCACCTCTCTCTATTTTTTTTAATTTTTTTTTCTTAAAAATTGTTTCTCTGATAACGCGATTATATTCATCAGTCTGTTTATTAGTCCATGTCAATATAATATAATTCGACGTTGTTACTTCACCTAACTCTTTTTGATATTTTATAAATTTTTGCAACCATTTAGTTTTTGTTTTATCTTCCTTTTTTTTAGAATTATATTTAAATAAGCAAACACCTTCACCTTTATATTTATGCACATTTAATGGGACATCATCTCCCAAAACCCACACTCTTATGTGATTACAAAGTGCAATTAATTTAGATTGTTGTGTTCTTACAATTTCTTTCATTGTACATGATTTTTGTTTTTTTATATCATCCCAAATATTTTTCACTACATTATTAAATTTGTCTGGGGGAAATTCAACCAATTGTTTCAATACATCTGGATTAAAGTGAGCAATTGATTTCGAAAAAATCACACTTCTACTTTCTTTAACTGGTGGTAGTTGCGCTGGATCCCCTACAAACATAATTTTAGGAATATATGATGATTTTTTCTTTTTCTCATCATATAACGTTTGGAATAAAGTCAATATTAATTCAAATGAAAGCATTGATGTTTCGTCAATTAATATTAAATCAAAATTTGTAAGTTGATTTTGTTTTCCTTGTACAAATATTTTATTTCCTTGTACAAATATTTTATTTCCTTCCAAATCTATATCACTGCCAAAATCTAAAAGTTTGTGTATTGTCATAAATAGTATATTAATTCCTTTACTTTCCATTTTATCTAAATATTCGTATAACGTTTGTTTTTCGGAAATTTTAGCTTCCGTCTTAAATTTTGCTTTCATTACATTTACTGCTTTATGAGTTGGAGCAGTGAAAGATACAGATTTTAAATATTTCATTTTAACCAAAAATGTAACTATCTCTATAATTATCGTGGTCTTGCCTGTTCCTGCGAACCCATACAATCCAAAAGTTGATTCGTCAGTGTCAAACAAAAAATCTAGAGATTGTTGTATACTAATAAGTTGGTCTTTTGAAAACTTGATTGTATCTTTTTTTTCCTTTATTAATTTCTTTACTAATTTTGATGAATTGAAATGTAGTGTTCTCGAAAAAAAAGAAGGTAACACTTCTTTAGCAATTTTTATAAAACGATCGCCAAGTTCTTCATCGCTTTTTTTGATTTTAACACATAAATCATAAAATTTATGGAGGGTTATAACTGATCCCTTTTCGGGAAAATTTGCCATAAATGTATATTCGTTCAAATCTATTGTTTCATTATGAACTAAATCACCTATTATTTGAGAATAAAATTTTTTCGATTTATTTTCTTTAATTTCAGTTTCACTTTGTTTTACATTTTTTTTATTTTTCGGTGGAAACCATAATGTTATATCCATCAAAAAATAATATAATTATTTGTTATTTTGAATTAATATGATAATATGATAAGTTATAGCAATATATAAATCAAATTTTTATTATTTTGAAATAATAAAAAAATGTATTAAAAATTAATTATGTAAAAGCCAATCTTGGTAACTGATATCTTTTGAATTAAAGTTATCATCAAATGAATATGATTCATTATCATGAATTAAATAATGAACTGTCAGTTCTTCGTTTCTTCCCAATCGTTGTGCTCTACCAATAACTTGTTCTTCCAATTCTTTTTTAAACCTATGATATATTACTACGTCAGTCGCCATTTGTAAATTTAATCCGGCTCCAAAAAATTTGGCATTCAACATCAAAACTTTTATTTTCCCCTTATCAAATGAATTAATTTTTTTTTGTATTACATTTACGGATCCTTTCAAACTATCATTTGATATTTTGTTTTTATCAAGTCTCTTTTTAATTTTATCAAATGTTTCTTTGTAATTGGCGAAAACAAGAAATTTTCCTTTTTTATTTTTTTTTTTGTTTAATATATCACATAATATATCAATCTTGTCTTTTTTATCAACAATAGAACTTTTTTTACTGTTATTTTGAATTACATGAAAATTTGATTTTGTGACAGATTTTCTACAAAATGGACATTTGTTATTTTTTTGAAATGCGAACATTATACACTCAAAACAAAAAATATTATTACAACAATCAGTAACAATTGGATTACTAAAATTATCCATACATATTGGACAGTATTGATCGTTTATATTATATATTTTTTCTTTAATTGATTTATATCTAGTTTCTAATCTACCTAATGTTTTCGTATGGTTCGTCATTTTCTTTTGTTGTTCAATAATTTTAATCTGACTTTTGAACTTTTTTTTTAATTCATGTTTAATTTCTTCTTTTTTATCTTTTATTAATGTTTCTAACTGATGAGTTATCACTTGAAATATGTTTTCTTTTGTATCAACATTACAATTCAATGTTCTTATAGCATCATCAATATTACCAGCATTGATCATAGTTATTATCGATTTCGGAACAAAATCCCAAATTATTTTTAATTCACTTGGTGTAAGACATGGAATTATTACTCTTGTTGGTGGTAACAAATTTACAGAGTTCTCAATGAAATCATTATTATTTTTTATTGTAATAAAATCTATATTTGCTCTTGGTAATGTTGTAAATATATGAGATAAAAGAGATTTTTTAGTATATTTTAAAGCATTTGGTGTAGCCGTTATAAACCAAATAAACGATGCCTTTAAAAAATCATCTTTGTCAAATCCTATTGTATGTGCTTCGTCAATAAAAATTCTCGACCAAACAATATCAGAATATTTATCATTGAATGATTTTATCTTTGTATTGCTTAATAATACCACATCGTATTTTTCAATATTCTCTTTAGAAAGTTCTTTGATATTTTTTTCAGAATTTACACTTACTATTTTCATTGAAGGTGCCCATTTAAAAAAATCCGTCCACTGTAATATGAGTTTATGTGGGACTATAACTAAATTTGTTTTTATTGGTTTCGAATAAATTAATTTTGCGTTAAAGTATGGTGTACCGATATACATTTGATGTCTTGTTGGAGCAGTAGGTTGCAATTTAATAAAAGAAACAATCATGTAAGATTTACCAGATCCAACTTTATCTGCCAATACTCCGATAGTGGATTCAATTTCCAGTTGCTTATTTGTTAAATTTTTTGGGTAACTACCATATTGTTTTGGGTATTTAAAATTATCAATATCGTATATAAATTTATTGTTTTTTTCGAATTCTATCATTGCATATATTGCAGTTTTTTGGTGTTCCATTAATTCTACTTTTAAATCATCGATGTGTGTTATTTTATTGCAATCATTTGTTAATTCATCCATAACAAATTATTATTATGAATATTTATTCTAAATACTTTATGTCAAAAATAAAAATATTTAATTAGATAAATAAATCATTTAGTCTTCGTCTGTATCTTCACCATCCGATCCACTTTCACCATCCGATCCACTTTCACCATCCGACCCACTTTCACCATCCGACCCTTCGTCACCTGATCCTTCATTGTCAGATCCTTCGTTCTCGGATTCAGAAACTTCTTCGTCACTATCATCGTCCTTACCTTTCTTCTTTTTCTTATCCTTACCTTTCTTCTTTTTCTTGTCCTTATCCTTACCTTTCTTTCCCTTATTTTTCTTGTCATCTTTTTCGTCTTTCTTTTTCTTCTCTTCTTGACGTTTGCTCAATTCGCCATCAACTCTTTCAAGTTCATCTTCAAATCTCGCCAAAAGAACAGGAGAATGTTCGAACAAAATTCTTACTGCTCCCAATACTTCATTCATCTTAAGTGTTCTGCTCTTGGAATATTCAAACAATGTAACAGTGTAATTGAGAATTTTTTCGAATGTTTTTACCAAAAGGAAATAAAATACATTTTCACCCTTGGGTTTGAATGCTAATTTATCATGCTTGTTTACTAACTTATCAATTTCGTCTTTCTTAATACTCAACGAATCTTCATATACAGCATCAGCGTTAAAATCTTCAAAAAGAACCAAGAAAACTTTTCTCAAATTCGGGTCCATAATAAGTCTGTCTTGAACAGCCTTTTGAGTTACTTGTCTTAGTTTTGTAGTTTTACTTACTGGAGTATGCTTATTGAGTTGTTCCAAAACATATTCTGTCAAAGATTGCAATACAGCCGAAAGACCGGCATGATACCCTGAAATTTGTCGGGGTTTTGGTTGAGGATCTTCGTCTTCGTCGTCATCCTTTTTGGGTTTAGGGTCCAAAAGGAGTTTGTCGTGAGATTGCAACCAGGCTTTGATTTTAGTTCGCATAGCTAGAACATTAAAAGTAAGTCCAAGATCGATAGTGATTTGGTTAGGTCCATCTGTTGATTCGTCTTTATCCGGCATTATTATTGTATTATTTAATGTGTCAGATATTAATAATAGGCAGTATAAAGATCAATTTTTTTGTTAATATATCATAAACCGAAGTATTGAATAATAGTACAAAAATCCATTTTTTTGTTATAAAAATATATATATGTAATATATATTGCCATACAATGGAATACCACATACATAGTCTTCTGGATGTAATTTCTAATATATTGGAAGATGGTATACCTGCTATCACAATATGGTTAGAAAAGGCCATTGTGTCTAAACAATTTCAGTTGTTGAAAATGATAATAAGAACAGCCATATACTCATTTTTAATAGGTCGATTAATCAATCTTTATTTTTTCGAAGGAAAAAAAACTATGGAAGTTAGTGTACTACGATCGCTTATTACAACAGTTTTCAATATAATTTTTTTTATGTATATAAGTTCGAAAGTTCTCCATGACGACGACGAACATACAATTAAAAAAAAGGAAATACAAACCAAAATTGAAAAATTAAAAAAAAAACATGATTACGAAAAAACCAAATACAAATACGAATTAAAAGAATTAAATGAATGAGTATATATCTATCAATTACAATTAAACTAATTATACATTTTAATTGTAAATATTATTTTTAATTCTCTATCTATTCATCAAATAGAGATAATGAGTCAATCAGTGACGGATCTGAAAACATACTATATGAGTCATTTAACGATGATAAATCGTTATCTACACTTATACTATTTTTATTATCATTTTTATTTTTAATATTTGGTGCTTCTTGAATTTGTAAGAAATACAAAATACCTAATATTGTGGCTAAAATTATCATTGGTAAAAAACGTTTTATCATTATTTTCTATGTATATTTATTACAAATATTTTTATATTTAATAAACCCAAAACAATTATTTAGATTTGTCCATTCCCATAGAATAGTAAGGAATGATTACTCCAAATAAACCGCCGATTAAAAATCCTAATCCAGAACTCCAAACAGGGGTTTCCTCTAACGAAATACCAGACCACCCAGCAAATAGAATAGCAATAAATGTAGACATATTATCACTTATAATACCACTAAATGTATTTCCTATCCCTGCTTTCACCAAATCATTTTTGATACCAGCATCTTCTAAAATCGGATCAATAGCATCCAAACCCATAAATAAAGATAAATTATCAACAAAACCAAATGCCAACCCCCCCATCATACCTATTCCTACATGTTTCCATGATAACGTTTTAGTTCCATTTAAAAATTCGCTTATAGTCAAATGAGGATTATTTTTCTTTTTTTGTCTGTATGCTATATGTCCCAATACGACAGTTATTAATAGCATAATTAATGTAATCTTAATAATTTTTTCTGTAGATTCTTTCATATTTTATAATATAACCGCATAAAATATTTTTGTGAATTACGAGAAGTAAAAACATTTTTTATTTAGACAAGATTCACTCATTTTTCGTGGCAAATAGCAAGCTTTTATACTATCTTTATAATTTCCAGTGTGATTATATCTTTTATTAAAACAACTTTCACTGATCTGTTTAGGAATATAACACGAAGAACAATCATATGGTATAACTTTGTCGCAAACTGGTCTAGAAACTATTTGTAAATTTTGGTTTATTTGCGAATTGTTGGCATTATGATTATGGACTGTTTGTGAATTATTTGCGTTATCATCATTAATCGTCACCAAATAATATAATGAGAAACTCCATATCAAAACTAATATTATTAAATATATTTTGTGCATATTTAATTATAATTATAATAAGAAAAAATTAAAAATTGATTTTTTTATCAAATTATAACTAATATTTTTAATAAATTTGCAAATGGAATCAAAATTAGAATATTTTACATGTATTTATATACTGACAAATGTATTAATATTTTTGTATTATAAATCACCATCAATACA